AGGGACATGGGCCGTTGGAAACGCAGGTTTCTCCCTCATCGAAGGGACTGAACCACTTTGACTCTTGGGAGCCCCACCACTTCCGCTGACCTTCAATTGACTATTTGATGTATAGTATCGATTGGCCATTTAGTAGCCCTTTTTCATTTTGGGCACCGAAGCCCCCTTTCGACGAGGGGGCTTCAAGGCGACCATTTTATTGAACTTCATTGGTCTCTTGGTCATCACGATACCGATGCACCAAGGATACAACGCCAGTCTCTCCAGAAGAACGAATACCGCGCATAGGCTCTCCATTTTGCAATCAAGGTATCCAGCTCTTCGGCCATGGCGAACTCAATCGGAATACGATCAAACCACTTAAAGCAGTCCTTCTGCATACTGCCGTCAACCATGAACCAGTTGTTCGTATCCGTCAGGAATTCCCAATCGAAGATTTCATACGTGCCCTGAGAGAAGTTGACGTTGTTGTTGGCCGTATCGACCTTCCCAACACTCTTGACGATTTCATACGCCGTGGGATACAACGCCACCGGAACAATCAACTTCGATGGGCGAACACTGATCCGCTGACCCACATCATTGCGGAAATTCCGCATCTGGATGTACGCCGCTTCAACGGCTGTTGCACTCAATGCGGACGTAACCAGGTTGTCAAAACCCGTTGCAGTGGACACATCCGCATTCGTGGTATGGCTGTCACTGCACAGGGCCACACCTTCAGAGTTGTTATAGAACGTGGTATCAATCGAGAATGCGTTGTTAAAAATCTGAGCCCCATGGCCCTGACGTGTCTGATGATAGGACCGTGCGAGTGCTTTGGGTTTCCCCTGCCACACGCCATGCCGATCATCATCGTACAATTCACGCTCAATCTGGATACCGTTCGCAAACGGCACATGGGTTGCCGTGACATCATAGCCTTGAGACATACTCTGATACGTCACCGATCCAGCGAACTGGGTAAAGTTCGGCAACGCGCCACCAGAGGACCATTTCTCAAAGGCATCTCCAGACGACAGCATGTCGTACACTGAGGATAGACGGTCAGGAAGCGCCGTATACGTATCTTCGAAAAACTTCGTCACTCGCTTATCAATAAGATCAAACCAGTTAGCGGAACTATGTGGTACACTCATTGTATCTACATCCTTTGTCTAAAAATCGTCAGTTTAGGTGGACATTGTGAACACTTGATCAGCCAACACGAGATGAACCCAGCTATCCGTAGCCGGTCCAAGCTCAAGGTCGATGACCGTCGCCGCCCCACCCGTTGTAACCGCTAAATCCGCTCTGATATTTTTCAAATCAGTGGTCGTGGTTACGCCCGTCAAGCCAATATTCACACCGGCATAACAGAATGTGTCACCCACAGCCGACGCATACGGAAAGGGAACTTTCACGGTCGCAGTCACAGAGGACGTTGACGTAATCTTGCGGGATTTTCCCACATTGGACCCGCTCGTGAACCAAATCACACCTTCATCCATATCTGGAGACGCCACCGACGTTCCACCAACCACCGTCAATCCGTTAGAGACTGGCGTTGCCACGGTATCCGCCGTAATGCTCGTCCCCGTCGCACCAGTTACCATCTTGGCACGAAGCACGGCATCAGGATTGACAACGATTCCAAAGACCGCTTCATCGGCACCCTGCGTAGTGCTATAGGTAAGAGGCGCCCCGGATGCAATGCCGTTATCCACACACAATCCCAGTGAATTGCCAAATCCACCAGTGGTAGATGTCGTAAACTGACCAGGATCATCAGCTGCCGACCGAAGCACAATCGTCCCGATGGCCTGAGCCGCAGAAGCCTTGTATTTCTTAATAACCGGAGAACCACCTGAAAGTAGGTACGCAAATTTCATTGTAATAATCCTTCCAACCCCGCTTCAAAGGTCCGGGGGTGTGACCGTTAGAGAGACCCTCTCCGAATCCCTTCCTGTTGACGCCTCGCCCATTCGCGGCGCTCCTCAGCAGTGGATCGGACTTGGGTATACAGTTCATCATAGATATACATGGAACACTTTGGGTCTGTGATAGAACACCCGTCACATTTCGCTACGCAAAATGGAAATTCCTTCTCTTTCCTGTAGTTCACTCGCCCAGGGTTAAACTTCCCTGTGCATAACGGACATAAGGTAATGACTTTCTTCTGTGCCGCGATATCATCAATCCACCCCCCAGCGGCACGACCACGTTTCCTCCCCCCGGCTTCATGGGCAGCCAAGATGGAGTCACGCGTCCATTCCTTTTTAATCAATACATGCGACATTATCGTCGTCCCTGATTAATTGCCTTTGGGGTCCATTTTTGCTCGTCTTCAACTTCCTTCCACCCTGAATACACCTTGGCTTTGATGAGCTTCTCGTACTGTTCCTGTTGCCATGGGGTCAGGGTATCCTTGAATGATTTTGATGACGATGGCTGACGTTGATGTGTATGAGTTTCCATGAAGGAATCTTTCGTGGTGATGGTTTCCTTCGCCGACCGTCTGGCTTTCACCGTATCGAGATCACCAAACGCGGCGCGGGCTGCCGCAAGTTGTGTCGCGTAATTATCCGGCATCCCTAAATCCCGAACCATAAAAGCCAGCTCTTTCTCATATTTCGACCGGCTCTCAGATCCGTAGGTCATCACATCAGGAATCGTCGATTTGTACTGCTCTAATTCACCCAGGATCTTCGTATCTGACGATACTTGGCGTTCCCGTTCCTTGAGCTTCCGTTCAAGGCGCTGTTCGGTCATTCGATCTTTGTATTCCTGGGCCTGATCGCGAGTCCATTTTCCCTCGTTGATTCCTTCCTCCAGTTGTGCCCATGTCATTTCCTTTTGCTGGGCTTGCTCTTCTCTTACCCGTGTGCGTTCCTCAAGGCGGATACGTTCTTCACGTTCCCGCTGGAGTTCCGCTTGAAGTGCTTTGGCTTCTGCTTCGGCTTTCTTGGACCGAGCCCACACCTGGTTGAAACGATCCCCACCGGGTTCAAGAGGATGTTTTTTGACTTCCTCTGGTTCCTGTGTGACAGTTTCCACATCGGGCTTCGGGCTTGTTTCCTCAGCCTTCGCAGAGACCTCTTCCTTCACTTCGGGTTCAACAACTGGATCTTCGATAACGTCACTCATACGGTCCTCACATCTGTTATGGTTGATGATAACCGCACCCGATTATGGTTGGGTGTGTACCTCCGACTTTGATTCTTTGATCCCGGCCCAGGCGTCTTTAAACTGAACCGGCAATGCCATGATTTTCTCTAACACGTCAATCTGCCCATCTGCTCGGTGGTAATCTATTTGGGCTTTACGAATCTCTGAATCGAAAATACTCTCGGCGCACAAACTCAATGCACGCTCCCGTTGCTTACGGGTTTCATCAATCAGACCTTGCACGTAGGAAAGAAACCGATCCCAATCAGGGTTATTCGTCAGGTGTTCGAATGAGACCGCCGCAGTCTTAATCATCCCTAAGGCCGTATCGATCCCAGGGATATAGGGCCTTCCAAGAGACTCTCCCTGCGCTGTTCGAAGGTATGATTGCACTTCTTGTCTAGTTGGAGGCATAATGTCTCACTATCACCCCTTCACACATGGAACATCGCTTCGGTAGTGACTTCGGTTCTGTAAAATGATCCCAGTGCCCATCTTTGATTTCTTTCCGATAGATTTTCCCTGCATATACTTTGCACCGTGGGCACCATGCCTCTGCTTCAAGGATTTTTCGAGGCGCCATCTACATCATTCCTTTGGCACCGGGTAGTGATTCGTCATTCACTTGATTCGGCCCCTGCTGCGTTGCCATTCCCCCTGCTGCGGGATTGACTTGTCCTGCCGGTCCCGGTTGTCCTTGCCCACCACCCACTGTCTCAGCAAACTGTTGGGCCATCTGCGCCTGCATCTGTTCTTGTTGCACTTTGACTTGCACTTGGCCCATATACGTCTGATAGATCATCTGAAAGGCAGGGTCATATTGGATCAGCTGAGCAAACCGAGGATCTTGCTGGAATGCCATCAAGCTATTGAGATGATTCTGAGCGCCTTCGGCGGGGGAGCCCTGAGGAAGGATTCCCTGGACCATCTGGCCCATAGCTTGTTCTGCTGTAACCTTGGGGGCATCCGCACCAGGAGGCGCTTGGAGATACTTACTCTCTTCCTGACCGGCGCTGACAATGTAATCCTTCAGGAGGGTATAGATCTTCTCAGGATTGGTGAGGCCCATCTGGATAGTCATGGGGTTGATCACCATAGGCATGATTTCACTGAGAATCTGTGTCTGAGCTGCTTTATTCGTATTCAGCGTATTGGCCTTAAAGCTGAATTGGAACATCCCCCCTATTTGTTCGGGCTTTTCAACGACTTGATAGGGATCCGCCCCTGGATGCGTGACCCCGGAAATCCGATATTGTTTATTCGGGGGAAGGAAGACTTTATTCAATTCGTGCATCTGCTGGTAGATCTCAGCCAAGCCAAGGAAGAACCGACGTAGGATTCGTTCAGGACGAGCATCTCCCTGCTGCATGACTGCCATCATATTGGTCGATGTCCGCAAGGCAGAGGATTTCCCTTGGGGAACTCCCCCCATCTGGAGGGCTCCTTGCATGCTC